AGGCAAAGATATGTTCGTTGCCTTTGAAGGACGCAAACGAAATGCTATGTGCTGGTAAATCACAACAGCTTATCGACTGCGTTTGGTCAGCCAAAGCTTATCAGCCCGACGGTATTGTAGCTGGGGCTGACCTTTGGGATGACATACAGAAGGAAGATAATTATGTCACAGTGCAATATCCTTTCGACTGTCTTAACACTAAGACACATGGACTACGCAAAGGTGAACTAGTTACTGTCACTGCTGGTAGTGGTGTAGGTAAGTCTAGTTTCTGTAGACATGTAGCCTTACATTTACTGAAAAATAATTTCAGCGTTGGTTACATAGCACTAGAGGAATCTATCAAGCGTAGTGCACTGGGTATCATGGGAATAGAAATGGGTAAGCCATTACACTTAGACCGCAAAGGTGTCGACGATAAGAAACTTAAAGAAGTATTCGACAGCACTGTGGGTAGTGGTAAGTTTTATTTGTACAATCACTTTGGCTCGACAGCCAGTGACAATTTAATATCTAAGATAAGATACTTAGCTAAAGGGTGCAGCGTTGACTTTGTAATACTCGACCACTTACACATGGCACTGTCAGCTGTGGGTGATGAGACTACAAGTGACGAACGTAAACTTATAGATTATACAGTATCAAAGCTTAGGACTCTAGTAGAAGAGACAGGCATTGGATTAATACTGGTGTCCCACCTTAAGAGACCTGAAGGAAACAAAGGTTATGAGGATGGGGTTGCAGTATCTATGAATAGTTTACGTGGAAGTGCGTCAATCGGTCAGTTATCTGATATGATAATAAGTATGTCTAGAGACTTACAGTCAGACAAGAACTTGGCTCAGGTTAACGTGTTGAAGAATAGGTTTAGTGGAGAGACAGGCAAAGCTTGTACACTCTACTATGATTTAGAAACAGGATGTTTACGGGAGACAGATGGAGATGCACAGGACGACTTCTAACGTGGAATATAAAACAGTACAATGGACACAGATAATTATGAGAGCACTCAAAGAGACTGAGGAGACTAATCATATTATTCAAATTCCTGTTGGTACTGAGGTTGCGGAAGGTTTATTAAACATGGCTCTTGACCAACTCGTAGAAGAGGGGGACAACAGAGCATTACAGGTCGAGGTGGTAAAACACCCCGTGCATTAATGGAAAAGAAAAGATACTTACCTAAACTAGATATCATAAACCGAGAGTTTGTTATGGTGTATTGGTATGACATAGAGTCAGATAGTAACTGGCGTGATATGGATGACCTAATCACAGACGAGCTACCTATATGTATATCTAGTGGATGGTTAATTAAAAAAGATAACAAGGTGACTAGACTAGCTAGTGACTTCAACATTGATAGTGATGGCAAGATAAAAGATGTCGGCAACACTACCATTATTCCTACTTGTGTAATACAAAAAATAATTAAAATAAAATTATGAAGAAAAATGACAAGGGTCACTGGGCTGAGCTGTTCGGCAAGGCGTGGTTGATTGAGCAAGGTTACTGGGTATTCACTAACGTTGCACCGCAAGGTGTAATTGATTGTGTTGCTATTAATCAGAAGACACATGAATGTATCTACATTGATTTCAAATGTGCGTCTTACAATCCAAAGGGATGGGTTACTTCACGTATTACTAATGCACTTGGTAATAAGCTTGGGGTAAAAATAGTTTACGTCTGTCCTGATACTAAAAAGGTTTGGTTCAAGCGTGACCTAAAAGAATATAGAAAACAGTTAAGCAAAGGAGAACATTTAAAATGAAGAGGAGATATGTTTTTGATATAGAGACTGATGGACTCATGGATGAAGCAACTAAGATACATTGTATTATCTTGTATGATATAGACAAAGATGAAATAATACACGTTGATAACTGGGACGCTATTAAGTTAATGAGTCGTGCTAAGTTATTAATTGGACACAACATAGTTAAGTTTGATTTACCTATGTTAAAAAAGTTTTATGACTTTGAACCTAAGGGAGAAATCTTTGACACCATTATCGCTACACGTTTATTATTTCCTGACATTAGAGACGCAGACTTTAAGCGTGGTAATGACTTTCCCACTAAGCTTATAGGCAGACACAGTCTTGAGTCATGGGGACACCGCATTGGTAAATACAAAGCACACATAGAAACAGACTGGAAAACATTTACCCCTGAAATGTTAGAGTACTGTAAGCAAGACGTACATGTTAACGTTGGTTTGTATCGAGCAATAGAAAAGAAAGGTTACTCTAAACAAGCTATGGAACTAGAGCATGACGTAGCTAAGCTTATATTTAAACAAGAACAATATGGCTTTATGTTTGATGAAGACAAAGCCAAAGAACTCTATGGTAAACTAGAAGCTAGACGCTTAGAGATAGAAGAGGAACTACAAGAACTATTCCCACCTATAATTAAAGAGACAACATTCATACCTAAAGTTAACAACAAGACTAGAGGATATGTTAAGGGTCAACCATTTATTAAGAAGCATGAAGAAACATTTAATCCATCCAGTAGACAACATGTATCACAAAGACTGATAGATAAGTATGACTGGAAACCTGATGAGTATACATCTGATGGTAAACCAAAGGTGGATGACTCAGTACTAAACAGTTTAGATTATCCTGAAGCGAAACTCCTCGCTGAACATTTCCTTTTAGATAAAAGGATTGGTCAGTTAGCTACAGGTAATCAGGCATGGTTGAAGCTTGTTAAAGCTGGCAGACTTCACGGCACTTGCAACACCAACTCGACAGTGACTGCAAGAGCCAGCCATGCCTACCCTAATTTAGCACAAGTACCTAGTACTCATGCACCTTATGGTAAAGAGTGTAGAGAATTATTTACTACACCATTCAATCGTAAGCTAGTGGGTATAGATGTATCAGCATTGGAAGTCAGAATGTTAGCACACTATATGGCTAAGTTTGACAACGGTGCATACACTAAGGTGGTACTTGATGGTGACATACATACAGAGACACAGAAGCTAGCTGGTCTAGATTCAAGAGACTTAGCTAAACGTTTCTATTATTGTTTCTTGTATGGCGGTGGCGTAAACAAGATAGCTGATGTTACTGGTAAGACAGTGAAGGAAGCCAAACAAGTTAAGCAAAGATTCTTAAACAACTTACCAGCCTTGAGTAAACTTATAGAAGCTGTACAAAAAGCAGCAGCTAAAGGTTACATCAAAGGACTAGATGGTAGGAACGTTAAGGTACGCTCAGCACATTCAGCATTGAATACATTACTACAATCAGGTGGTGCATTAGTATGCAAACGTTGGTTGGTTGAGTTTAATAAAAGGATACAAGGATACATGAATGTTAACCAAGTGGTGTGGGTACATGATGAGATACAAGTAGAGTGTGGCTCAGACTGGACAGACATCATAGGTAAGAAAGCTGTTGAAGCTATCGAAGCAACAGGCAAGTACTTTGATTTAAGAATACCACTGACTGGTGAATACAAAGTCGGTAACAACTGGAGCGAAACACATTGACAGAGAGACAACCACAAGTACCTAATGGTACTAAGAGAGAGATACTTATTGATGGTGACATTCTTATTTATCAGACCGCTCTTCAAAATGAAGAAGCAGTTAACTGGGGTGATGGACTATGGACATTACATTCATACGAAGACAAGTGCTGTGGTCTAGTAGATGAAGCTATTAAGACTTTAAAAGAAAACTTAAAGGCAGACAGAGTTAAGATATGTTTAACATCCCCTACTAATTTTAGAAAGGATGTACTACCTACATACAAAGACAATCGTAAAGCTAAACGTAAGCCGCTGATACTTCCAGTGTTGCGTAAGTATATTATGGAACATCACAAAGGAATCATGTGGGACAACGTAGAAGCTGATGATGTCTTAGGTATCTTAGCTACCACACCTGACCAACACTTTGATGTAGATAAAGTTATTGTATCTATTGATAAAGACTTAAAACAAATACCAGTGGGTGTATCTTCTGATGGTGTTAATATCCAAAGGGTCACACCATATGAAGCTGACTACTGGTTCATGACTCAGGCACTTATTGGTGATGCAGTAGACGGATACACTGGGTGTCCTACTGTGGGTATCAAGACAGCTGAGAAGATACTAGGGACAGATATTAATGTACCCCTTTTAGACCTGTGGGACAAAGTTTTACAAGCCTATGATAAGAAGGGATACACAGAAGCTGAAGCATTACAACAAGCTAGGTGTGCTCGTATACTACGGCACGGTGAGTACAACAAAAAAACTGGAGAAGTAAAACTATGGCAACCAAAAAGAAGGTAGAAGTAGACGCAATTAACCCTAAGCATTACTCAAGATATAAGATACAACCCATACAGTTTATTATCGAGAATGAGATACCATACTGTGAGGCTAATGTTATCAAGTACCTATGTCGTTGGCGTACCAAGCACAAGGACATGGAAGGTAAGCTTGAGGATTTAAAGAAAGCAAAAGAGTATATAGATATATTAATTAGAGAGAACACACATGTGAACCCTCTCAACATATTATAGGAGTGAATATGGATTACAGTAGAGATGAATTGTTAACGTCGTTTGGTAAAACTACCTTACAGGATAGATACTTATTACCTGAGGAGACTTCACCACAAGAGGCTTTCCTTAGAGCAGCCAAAGCTTTTTCTGATAATGATGAGATGGCTGAACGTATATATAACTATTCATCTAAGCTATGGTTCATGTACGCTACACCTATTTTAACTAACGGTGGTACATCACGAGGTATGCCTATTTCATGCTTCCTTAATTATGTACCTGATAGTAGAGAAGGACTGACTGGACACTACACTGAAAACGCATGGCTGGCTTCTGTCGGTGGTGGGGTTGGTGGATACTGGGGACACATTCGTTCAGATGGAACTGGCACTAGTAATGGGTCTCAGTCGTCAGGGTCAATACCTTTTCTACATGTAGTAGACTCAGAGATGTTAGCCTTCTCACAAGGAAAGACTAGAAGGGGCAGCTATGCCGCTTACATGGACGTAAGCCATCCTGAGATTATAGAGTTTCTAGATATGCGTAAGCCTAGTGGTGGTGATGTACACAGGAAGTGTCTTAACCTACATCATGGTATTAACATATCTAATGACTTCATGGAATTGATTGACAACTGTATTAAAGAACCAACGTTTGATGATAGCTGGAATCTAAT